GGATAAACTTGGCTAGGCTTAGTAGGGAGTAGATATAGGAAAAGTTAATTATGAAGCCATATCGTACACCAAACATGTCTGATGAAGAATGGGAACGTCAGCAATATATAGCATCTTTTGGAGATACTTTTTCTGATCCTGAGGAGTTACGAAGACGAAATGAAGCAATAGCTAAATGGAAACCCGGTACTCCTGTTTTTGGTGGAGAAAAGGAGACAAGGGAACCGGGAAGGGGAGGATTAGGTTCTTTATTAGATCCGACTGAAGATCCTAATCGTTCTCGGTTTGATTTCTTTGGTGATCCCAATTTTGTTCCTGAAGGTTGGCCTCCGACTGGTGGCCCTAACTTAGGTACTGGAAATGGGACGATACTGGGGGGACTATCTAATCTTTTTTCGGGTATGCCTGAAGGATACGAAGAAATGATAATGGCCCAAAGAAAGGAAAAGGAAGACTTATTTAGTAGTTACGGTAAAGATCCTCAAGACCCATCGGCACATCCAATGTCAGGAGGTCGCTTTACTAAAGAATTTATGGATTATGCAAAAAGTAAGGGATATGACATTAAGGATATGACACCTGTGGATGGAGGAATGCACTTAACGAAAAAAGAATGGGATACGGAAAAGAAACAAAAATTTCCGCAATTCCATACTTTTTTGGGTGAGCCGGGTGTGATGCCTATCTCTAAACCCCTTATGCCGGATATCGATAAATGGATGCCAGAATATCCAGATGAACCAATACCACCTCGACCACCATCTGTGATGCCTACTCCGCAACCACCTGTGATGGAACCGCCACCTCCAATCGCATCTCCTCCTCCTCCAGATATAAAACCACTTTTACCTCCAGAACTATTACCAGATAAAACGCCCGAATATTCTGGACAGCCTAGACCAACACTTATTAATCCAATATTACCCGGACCTTTACAACTTCCTACAGGTCAGCAATCTTCTGGATTAACATATTCAAGGGGAGCAGCAGTTAAACCACCCTCTCTTAGACTTAAACATGGTGGATCACTCACAAGTAGAGTTTCACATTTATTACGAATTTTATCGTAGAAAATATAGGGAGAAAGATAATGGTACTGATACGAGCAGATGAAAAAGATCCTAAAAAGGGAAAGAAAAAATTTAAGAGAGTACATACTAATCCTACTATATGGGAAAGTACACGCCTGCGTTCTCCATTACCTAAACTTTTCTCAAAAAATGGTGGTTATTTGAAACATCATGGTGATAAATTTGTTCGTGATGCCAACAAATATACATTAATGTAAGGAGATTGAAATGCATGGACCACACACATTAATTAAACGACCACCCAATCTTGATGATTTGCTGGGACGACCTACAGGTCAAGGCTATGGCGCTGCCAGGAAAGGACCAGATGTGAAAGGTCCGCCCCAGGATGTAGTCGTAGATGAAGACTATCAACAAGGCAAGGCTTTTAAAATAGAGGATTAACTATGGCTAATGTATATACTCTGAAGCAACTTACTGATGCCGTTAGGCAAGTAGAAAGTGGTGGTGAAAAAGACCCTAAAAGAGCTATTAATCCAAAATCGGGTGCCAGGGGTGATATGCAAGTTATGCCAGGAACTTTATATAAACCTGGATATGGAGTTACCGCTGCTAAAGATGATTCACCAGAAGAAGCTTCCAGAGTTGGCAAAGATTATCTTAAAGCAATGGTTAAAAGATTTGGGCAAGAAGCTGGTCTGGTTGCCTATAATTGGGGTCCAACGAATGCCAAGAAATGGATAAAGGGAGGTCGAGATAAAAATAAACTTCCCGATGAAACTCGAAATTATTTAGTTAAAGTTAATAATATATTAGCTGGATCTACAAAAGGAAGAAGGAAACCAACTATGGCTGATAATAAAGTTGTAAAAGCTCTAATAGAGAGTATCAATAATCAGATAAAAGTTTATGAAAGAGTTGGTTCTAAGGCTGCAAAAGCAGAATTAGTAAAACTTCGTAGTAGAAAGCGTGAGTTGCAAAAACAATTAAAGAAGCCTTCTACTGTTACTCCTGCTCCTGTTCGGGCAGCTACTGTTACTCCTGCTCCTGTTCTGGCAGCTACTGTTACTTCTCCAGTCAAAAAGATATCTCAAAATAAATGGAAAAAACATTCATTGTATAGGCAATGGGTAAAAGCCAATAAATTAGATCGGACCACAGCAGAGGGACGACGAAGGGATCTCTATAATCAGGCTAAAAAAGCTATACAGCAGGAAAAACAACATATCCAACAAGCTCGATTATTTGGTCAAAAAGGTAAAATAGAGGTTCCATCTCGTATAGCTAATTCTGCTTCGGCTGGTAGACAGATAGTAAAGGCTTATGAGGCTGAACCGCCTACAGCGGCTGAGAAAAAACAATTTGCTGGGGAAGTTGTTAATTATTGGTCATTGGCTACAACACCATTTTATATAAAAGGAATTGTACAACTTGGTAGTGGTGCTTTCAGATTAGTAAATTCGGCAGGTAAGCAAATTGGAAAAGTATTTAAAAGTAAGGCAGCAGCCCAGAAAGCAGCATCAGATGCCGCTCCAAAGCCAGTTGCAAAGCCAAAGCCAGTTGCAAAGCCAAAGCCAGATGCAAAGCCAAAGACAGATGCAAAGCCAAAGACAGATGCAAAGCCAAAGCCAGGTGTAGGAGGTCCAAAGGGTATTTATGGTAAGCCGGTACAAAAAGCAACAGATCCAACTAGAGTAAGGGCGAGAGCAATTGTTAGACAACAACAAGAAAAGGCAGCAAAGGCTAGAGCAGAACGTGAAGCAAAACAAAGGGCCGAAAATGAAGCTGTTCGGGAACTTAGTCGTGGACCAACACCACCTCCAGTACCTCGACCACCACCAAAGACACCAACGAGAACTGCTCGTCCAGGCGAAGGTCTTCATGGTGGGCCAATAGTAAAAGCAAAGCCAAAGCCAAAGACAAAACCAAAGGCAGATACTACACCATCACGCCCATCAAAAGCACTTGTAGCTGCGGCATTGGGTATTCCCGTAGCTTTAGTTAGTGGAATATTGATTGATAGATATATTTTAAATCCAAAGGAAGCTCAAAAAGAAGCTAATAAGATAAAGAAAAATTTACAGTCTAAGGCTAAGACCAACGGTCAGAAAAAACCATCTCTTCCTGAAAGTGCTTTTGAGGTTACAAAAAAACAAGATTTAGCAGAATTACAAAAACGCTATGGACTTCATAAATCACAAAAAAGAAAATTAAAAAAGAACGGTAAAAAATTAACTACAAGAGATAGCAAACAATTAGATAAAGATATCCATGTAAGGGGAGCTGAGATAGGACCAGATAAGTGGGGAGAGCCTGGATGGCTACCTTGGAATTGGATAAGAATAGATGCTGGTCCTAGAGATCGAACTCCGTGGAAACGAAAATATCTAACTCCTCTAGGAGAGGTAGAGATAGATACTGAGGATGCTTTTAATTTTGAAAATCCAGATAATGTAACACACGGTAAAAAGGGTGGTCAAGTTAAAAAGGGTCTGAAGAAAACTAAAGCTCGTAAGGCTAAAACTAGACCCAGGGGAGTTGGAGCAGCTAAACGTGGATGGGGAAAGGCTATGTCTCGTGGCTAAACCATTAACATTAGGACAAAGAGAGACTTTAAAAAAACACTCTCGGAAACATACATCGAAACATATGACATATATGAAAAAGCGTATGAAGCAGGGTGATACATTTAGAGATGCTCATATAAAAGCTACAAGAAGGGTAGGTCGATAATGACAGATAAATCTTGTTCTGGATGCAAGTGCGATTGTCACTGTGATAAAGAAAAATGTGCTAACTGTTCATGTGAGAATTGTAAATGCGGAAGTGAGTAATGGCAGTCTCAGGTACATATAATTTTAATCTGGATATCGATGAGGTAATCCAAGAAGCAACGGAAATGATCGGGGGAGAGGATACTCTTGGTCATGAACCAGCTTCTGCCAGACGATCAATTAATCTCATGTTGAAGGATTGGCAAAACAGAGGTGTTCTTCTGTGGAGTACGGCTGTGTCTTCTGTGACGGTTGCGGCCAGTACTACTACTTATGATCTTGCTTCTTCTACTATTGATGCTCTGGAGGTTGTTCTCAACAGAGACGATACTGATATACAACTTCAACGTATCTCTCCTGAAGAGTATCTTATTATTCCTAATAAAACACAGACTGGACGAGCCAATCAGTATTCGATCAGACGAGGCAGAGATAATCCTGTTTTATCTCTCTGGCCTATTCCTGAGAATTCCACAGATGTTATTAAGATGGAAATTATAAGTGAGTTAACAGATGTAAATAAATCTGCTGATCAAAATGCAGATATGCCTAAGAGATTTCTTCCACCTTTAACATGTGGTTTATCTTATTATATGTCAATGAAGCGTCCTGGCGTTCCTCCGGATCGAATAACAATGTTAAAATCTAATTATGAAGAGTTACTTTTCAGAGCTATGCAGGAAGATCGGGAAAGAGCTTCTATGCATGTTGTACCTAGACTGGGATATATCTAATGGCAACTAATAAAAATGCACTGGCCATGTGCGATACATGTGGATTTGTATATCCTCACAGAATAATGCGTATGAATAGTTATGGTCTGCTGGTTTGCCCGGAAGATTTTGAAGGTCAGTATGATCTGAAGAATAGTCCTTTAAATAAGATACCGGATGTACGAGATAATCCAGCAATTTTGAATCCAAGGCCCGATTATGTGGGAGGACGAGGAGTTATGTGGAATAAGAACGAAACATGGATAACAACTAATCCTGTAACCTTGGCAGAAACAACGCATACTACCAAATGGGATGATGCTAACAGAAGTTGGAACACAATATGACAGATCTAACAGGTAATTTAATATCAGAAAC